GCTTCTAACTACATCGCAACAGAAGGTCGTGTAGGCCCTGCACAATTCGCAGTAACAAATGGTGCTCTTGCAGCTTCTTTAATGGATATAGCTGGTTACACAATTAACCCTCTTAAATCTAAATTAAATAGCTCTGGACAACTTTATCCAGTAGGACAAATTGGTGATATTCAAATATATGTTGATCCATATATGAAGTATAATGATAATAGAGTTGTTATTGGTAGAAAGAATAACCCAGACCAACCAGGTATCATATTTGTACCTTACTTAATGGCACAATCAATCAGCATCATCTCTGAAGCAACATTTGCTCCAAGAATGCTTTTAAGAAGCCGTTATGCAGTAGCAGAAGTGGGTTGGTATCCACAAAAGCAATTTATGACTATCGTTGTAAATGACGCAGCTCAATACCTTAACTAATATAAAGTTAAATATAATAAAAAAGTCCTTCTTGAAAAAGAAGGCTTTTTTATTTTTAGCTGTTTTTACTATTTAATAATTTAATATATAATAAAAACAATTTATTTATGTCTATACCATATTTTAATATAAATTCTATGACCTATTCTGGTGGCACAGTATCATTTAATGCGGATTATTCCAATTTTTTAGGTGGTGCTTCTATTAGTATAGCTGGATTTTGGACAGGCGTGACATTATCTTATGCTAATTCATTTGGTATAAGGTCAACTTATACATTTTCATTAAGTTTATCAGCTTCAACTACTTATAATTTAACATTTTCTTTTTTAAAATCACCTTATATAAATTATCCACTAAACCAACCACAAGGAATTGGATTAACTGGTGGTACATCATTCCTAAATGGTGGATATCCGTATAATACGGGTATATATAATCCAGGTGGATATGGAACTTTATATCAAGTTAATCGTGTTGTGGAAACTTATACATTTAGGACATAAAAACTAATAAAAATGCATTTTAAAAATAATATATATACTATAACAAAATAAAAATATAACTATGTCAAGACCTTATTTCAATATTGATAATCTAACTTACGCAGGGCCTACTTTAAGTATGTCATTAACTTATTTCAAGTTAAGAATTGCTGGTACAGCAGGTGCAACTTTTTCCATAGATGGATTCTCTAACTCAATAGTAGCTTCACTTACTAGCAGCAATTCATATCAGGGATTATATGACTCTAATTCAGCAACAACCGGAGAAGAAGTGCCGTATGATCTTATTAAGTTGACAGTTGGGACATTAGGAACATCTTCCACTACAACATATACACAACCAACTTTAACTTATAATTATAGTGGTACGGTTTCTTCTTCTACTAATCTTAAAGTTCAAATTAAAGGAGTAACAGTAATAAATGCAACTAGTTCGACAACATTGGCTCCAACAATATCTAACTTCTTTACAGCACTTATCGCTAGTGCAAGTTGTTTAAATTTTACTGGCGCGGCTGCTGGATTTAGCGTTGCATTAAGTGGTACTACTTCTTTAGTATTTACAGCTCCAACAAATACTGGTAATTTTTATAACACTACTACAATAAGTAATACAATCGTTGCTGGTGCCGCTGGTGGTAGCTTTGCAACTGCTTCTGCAAATGGTGTTACTTTTTCAGGTGGATTAAATAACTATACAGTAGTTCTAAACTATTTACCATTGGGCCCAGTAAATACTGGTAATGAAGTATATCCTTTCAGTATCTAATTACTAATATTATAATAAAAAATGGAAATAACTATCACTAGTGATAGTTATTTCCATTTTTTATTATACCAAAATGTTCTATTATTTGAATCTTTTATTGATTCTCCTTTTTGGTAAAAAACCCAATCATCAAATTCAGTTGAATCTTTTACAAATGGATTTTGCCAATCTCGTAATTGACCACCATTTAAATAATATGCTTTTAAGGGGATTTCATTACATAAATCTAATATTTTAGGATTATTTTTTATAATCGTCTTAGCATCTATAAATGGATTCTCATCTAAATAATAAAGTATAGTAGAACGTAAATAATTACCTATTCCATTAAAATACTCTTGGTTCAGTAATACCTCATATATAGGCTTACTAAATGCCTTTTTATCTAAATTATCTAATATATTTTTCTTAAATAATTCAAATTCTTTTACTGGATCTGGGCCTCTTTTAGAGGATTTAAATGGTGAACCTATTGAATATTTCGGCCCCAAGAAACCACCATATAATGATAAAGAATTACCGATGTTATCATCAAACCGAAGTCTTGTGAATTTAATATTATTCCAATCATTAGTATTTATATATTTCCATCCACCACTCATACCCATAAAAATATAGATAGGTATAATTTTATTATCTTGTTTAAGCGATAATTGCAATTCTTTCCCATTAGTGTTAGCTTCGATTGTAAAGTTATTAAATTTCGTATCTAAAATCGCAGCATTGCCCTTTTCTACATGATATAGTTTAGTAAATGATTTATCTTTTGAATTAACATTAATAAAATCCGCACTAATTTTTACTTCAGCCCATTCTGGCATAATTTATTATTTTATTTGTAATTTATCTTTTTCATAAAAGTCTATTATTTTATGTTCAGATAATGGTTTTCTTGGCTCAGAACTTAATAGTCCAAACTTTTTAATAGTATTATAAATATAACCAGAGTGTCCTATATTTCTCTCATTCATATAACCTATTGTTAGATGAAATCCGAAATATGGTTCTTTACTCAAACCCATTGCTTCTCTTATTTCTTCTGCTTCTGGACAATGAACTCTTAACCACCAATGTTTAGTATTAGTTCTTGGTTCTAATTCATAGAAAAATGTTATTTCTTTACCTTCAAATTTTCCAGCAGCTTGTTCAAACACTTCTGGATTAACTCTATCGGATATAATAGTGACGTGTGCTCCCCTTAAATTTTTAACAAAATCTAAGTTAAATCTTTTATTAAGAAACCAAGCGTAATAATTATCTATATCACACTTTAACATAATCATTGCAATTTTTTTCCAATCTTGCTTATCATGTTTTTTAGTCTTATTCTCTGGTTGGAATTTAAGCTTGCCTTTTACTTTTATGACCATTGATAAATTTATTTGTCGTGCAAAGATACAAAGATTTTTTCACAAAAACAAGTAAAAACATAGATTTTTTATTTAATATATAAAAAAATAACGAAAAATTATGAATAATGAAAATTTAATAAAAAGTACAAACAATTTATCAAAGGATGACTTAACTATGTTAAGAGAAAGATTTATTAATGATTATGCGAGAAAAAAAGGTTGGGATAAAAACCAATTAACTCCAAATCAATTACTTGAAATAGTAGAGCAAAAAGCTTACAAAAATCCAGGAATAATAAAGTCATAATAAAAGCCCACCAAATTTGGTGGGCTTTTTTAAACCTTTTATTTTTTATTGATATAAAAAATAAAAAATAAATGGAATTACAAAATATACCCAAAATAACATATGTTATTGCGTATCAACATAAGCCAGATAGACTTCAAAATTTAAGAAGAGTTTTAGAATGGCTACAACCTTTCCAAGGTTTAGAAATACTTTTAGTTGAACAGGATAAAGTATCTAAAATAGCCGAACTTAATTTAAGAGTTAAACATGTTTTTATTAAAAGTGAATTACCATTTAATAAAGCTTGGGCATTTAATGTAGCTACAAGATATATCACGACACCTATTATTATATTTGGTGACTCTGATTTAATCATTCATCCAAATTCTTTTATCCAAGGTGTTCAAGCATTAGATAATTATGATTGTGTAAATCCATATAATTCTGTTGTAGATTTAACACCACAAGAGGCACAAATGGATTTAAATAGTATATTACAAATTGATAGAATCGGTAGGGGAGAAGCTGCTGATGATATACAAAAAGTTCCTTTATGTGGTGGTATTATAATGTTCAAAAAAGAAAAATTATATGAAATTGGTGGATGGAATCAGGACTTCATATCATGGGGTGGTGAAGATGACTTTCAATCCTTAAAGGTCAAGACGTTTTTAACACACACAACTTTATCTAACAGATGCTATCACTTTTATCACGAGAAAGCAAAAATAGATATGAAATTATACCAAAGAAATCTACAAATTTTAAATCATTTTCAAAATACTACAAAAGAACAATTAAAAAAACATATTGACATGTCTTTACCAAATATTGGTAAATTAAATCAGTTTAGTTAATATATTTTCAATATTGTCAACTTCTGTATAAGGTATCCTTATTAAACGAATATTGTTATTTTGGCAATATTCGTTTTTTATTTTATCATTTTGTTGTGTATATAACAATTTTTTTTCTCCACCAAAATATCCCATAGGCTTAAAATGCTGTTCTCCGTCAAATTCAATTATTAAGTTATATTTTTCTAAATAAAAATCAAATGGTAATGCTTCTTTATTTTTGCAGTCTATGAAAGTTTTTTCTCTTTTAAAAACAATATTTTTGCTACAAAGATAATTTTCTATTTTTACTTCTCCATGTGAATTCTTGCATAGTTTACAACCTTTACCAATTAAATGATTGTAAGGAATTTGTTTAAATTCACCATGTTTTTGACATATTATTATAATTGATTCACTTGATTTTTTATAGTTAACTTTAGAATAATTATATTTATCACCATGTACTTTTTTTGCTCTATCAATGAATATTTTGCTATATTTTGTATTCATTGATTTGGTAAATTTATCACCTTTACAATTAGGACATCCTCTACCATTTATATGCTTATTAGCTAATTGTTCAAATTCTCCGTGTATAGGACATATTACAATTAATTTGGTTGAATCATTAATATAATCTGTTTTAGAGTAATTATATTTATTATTGTGTATTAAATTTGATTCTTCAATAAATTTTTCTTTTGTTTTGGTAAAAAGAGTTTTCAATTTGCTTATACCACACAATTTACATGCTTTACCTTGTAAATGGTTATCTGGTCTTTGTTGAAAGTCGCCATGTATAGGGCATGTAATAGTCCCTGCTATTCTTGCAGTTTCATAAGTAAATTTGTCATAATCATAAAAATTATTATGCTTAATATTGGCATTTTTTAAAAATTTTAAATAGTTTTTTTCTTGTTTTTTCATATACTATATATTATATAAACTTTCTTTGGTTGTGGCTATGAAGTTGTCAATTCAAATAAAAAAGCACCAATTTGGTGCTTTTTTATTTGAATTGAACATATTGATTTTTATTGTTAAATAATTCTTCTAAAAATATTTTTAATCCTTTTTTACGATGAACACGATATTTTATATACTCTTTTAATACTTCCTCATTATTAATAAGTATTTTAACAAAATAAGATTCATTACTTTCCTGCACACTAATAGGATGTATTTCCATATACAATTTATCCATATCAGTTGGCGCATAATCATTAAATAAACTAACTTCATGTAGTGTATTATGTGGAGATATAACTTTTATATTTATTTTCTTTTCATAAACAAGGCATTTGTATTGTTCCTCATCCATACCATACCACTCATTAGTTTTAATGAACTCTTTAAACCACTCATCAGTATATCCTTCTTTTATAAATCCTATATTAACAGATGATGGGCGTCCAATACCATCTAATACTTCCCACCAGACTTTATACAAACTGCTATCTGTATAGGATAAATGTTCTATAACTTGTTGTAAGTTTTTATAATAAGAGTATCTAAATGATTTTGGTGAACCTGAGCCACCTAATTTTGTGTCTGTTTTAATAACTATATATTGCTCATTATATTTTAAAAATTGATATAAATATCTGTCATATGACGTAATAAAAAATCTAAATATATGATTTTCTTCCGATACCATATAATCTAAATCATTTTCTTTAATATAATCTATAATTCTTTTTTTATCAGATTCGCTAATACTATGTTCCTCTTTTAGAAACATAGTTTCTTGTGTTCGATTAGCTATTCTTAAAAATTCTTCCGAGTTAAACATACTAATAACAAACTCTTATTTTTTCGTATTTCATTAATAATTTATACATCTTGTCGTATTCAATATCTAAATTAGTAACAATTTTTTGATACCAATTATTATTATTGAAATACTCAACAATCATACCTTCTTTTAAATCTTCTTTAGTTTTAGGAAAAATATAACGTTTTTTTTCATTTAATGTGAATGAAACACCGTCATGTATAAATACTTTATTATTTTCATTACTATCATAGTAATTAACTTCTATTGGATATTCATCTCCTTTAAAATTAATTTTAGTTAAAATATCATGTCCTCTATATTTAACAAAAATATCATTTTTATGAAATTGATTCATCATAAATATAGATTCTTGTCTTAGTTTATCATTATCTTCGGAGCAAATTGCTAAATAATTCTTTTCATAAACACCTTTATCATAAGCATAAATAGGCACAATAGAATAATTCATAGAATATAACATATTTAAAAATGTATTATTTCTATGATTGTTTTCTAATTGAGATAAACCAACGATTTCTGGCGAAGCCATTAAGAATGATAAATTGATGTCGTTAAGGTTGATCATTATGAGATTTATTTTATGTATATATTAAAAAGTTAGAATTTATAATTCTTATTTATAAATCCAAATTCTATATCTAACATAGAATTCATTAAATTTTGAACTTGTTCCTCATATTGTTTCTCTACAATAATACTATCGTGTATGGTAATTACATTAATTTCTGGATTTATAATCGCTATTTTTTTAATCAATTGGTTAAAAATAAAATTGGACTCTTCATTTTGTAATTTATGTGATAAAATCCTATAATCACCGTATGCTGTTTTATAATCTATAATAAATCTATAAATAGAAGGAAATAGTATAGCAAACGCATTTCTTATTTTAGAATTATTCCTACCGAATATAGTTACATAAACTAATTCTTTACACTCTTTTTTGTCTTTTATATTTGATTTATCCATTAAAAATTGGTAAAATTTACCATGATATACTAAATAATTAAATACACTAAGCTCTTTCTCTTCTATACCAATACCTTCTTCATTTATTATCTTTGATAAAAAAAGTGGTTGACTATTAGAAATATCTATTTCAGCCGTTTCAACACCATTTATCAATAAACAATTCTTTCTTATAAATGATTTTAATATAGTGAAGTTAGTATGAACCCGTCCATATTTATCAAAATGATAAAATATATGCTTATCATATATAGATTCAACCGAGTATTTATTCTTATTGAATGAATCAGAATCTTGTATTGTATTATTTAAATAATAAATAGCCTTTTCGAAATCAATAGATGTAGTAAATAAATCAGCTACTATTTTTTGTTTTATCTCTGGGAATATACTATTTTTAACAATATCACTATTATCAATAGCACTGACAGCACTTTTATATTTTTTTAATAAAGATGGATCTGAATTTTTATAACGTAGAATTTGCTCTTCTATTATATGATTATGTAGTTTATATACTCTGGCATTTTTACCTTGCATATATTCTTTAGAAATATACAGTATATCATTTTTAACTAAATAATCCATATAGTAGTTATATAAATAACCATATTTTTCCTTTAATATAAGAGATGATAAATTAAATAGATTTTCTTTTTTGAAGTAATACCTTAATAATAAATTATGAACTATATCTATTATGAAAGCTGGTTTTAATTTTTTACCATTATAAATTATAAAAGTTTCGGTAGATAATTTCTCAATTGACTTTGGTAAAAATTGCAGGCTATATTTTTTTGATTGTAATTTAGACTTTATATTAAAATTTTTAATCATTAATTTCTTGACTTTTATATTAAATATATATTTATAGAAAAGTTTAAAATATATATTTATTATGAATAAATTTACCCAAATCACCGAAAATAACCACTTTATAGATGTTAATAGTGTTAATTTAGATTCCGAATTACTTTACATTACCGAAAATAATAAACAAGTTGGTAGCTTAATCTTATGCTTTTCAGCAGATGGTAAAGCTTCTGTTTTTTCCGTAGCCGTTTTAGAAAAATGGAGAGGAAAAGGTTATAGCAAAAAATTAATGGTTTCTGCTATTAATAGAGCTAAACAAAGAGGATGTAAAGTTATGGAACTTAATACCGAAGTGTCTAATACAGTAGCTAATAGTCTTTATCAAAAAATGGGGTTTGAATTAAAAGGTTTAGTAGATGAGTATAACAATTATACATTAATCCTCTAATATTTGATTAATTCTATCATCTCTATATTGAGCTAATGTAATAAACTTGTTAGTTTCGAATAATTTTTTAAAAATTTCTCTACCTAATTCACCACTTTGTCTTTGTGGTAATTTAAATCCTGTTTCAAGTGTTAAAGTTTCAGGTGTTAAACTATATGCGTCACATTTTACTTCATAAATTTGTCCATGGTTTAATTTAAATAAATCTTTTTCTATAGTTTCTCCAATATAGATATATTTAACTATTTTAGATTTAATTTTAATTTCAGGAGTAATGTTTATAAAAATAGTATCTCTATCACGCATACGCACATCTATCTTACCATAAGATTCAATTACATCTTCATCAAGTTTTTTATTTAAAAAAAATTTTATTTCTTCAGTGATACTATTGATAGTATCTGGTGTATTTGGTTTAAATAAATACCTATCTACAATAGATTTAATATCATCATTAATCATTTAATATTTCATCAATCCTTTTTTCTCTAAACACCGATAAAGGTATCATAGTTTCATTAATAAGTAATTCCTTAAATTTAACTCTAGTGACGAAATACTTATTACAATCTTTTATATAAAAATTTATAAATTCACCGTCACATGAACCTTTAATATATCTATCATATAACCTATATGAAGTATTTTTATACAATGTTATTGATAAATTATTATCCCAAATATATTCCGATGCATCTAAATCTTCGCCTATATAAATATATTCTATATAATTTCCGGGAATATACGGACTTCCTCCAAAATGTGGTAATGGCATAAATTATATATTTATATATTATAAGTCTTTAAAGAAATCATCTAAATTTATATCTTCTATACCTTGTATAGTTTCACCATTAGTTTCTACGTGACTCTTCTTATATTGCTCTCTTATTTCTTCTACTTTAGGACAACCATTACAATATTTATTAGTCTTCTTGAATTCATCAATTGATTTTTTTTCACCGCAGCCGTCACATATTTTATATAAAGCGTTTTCTCTTGCTATTTGGAATAAATTTTTCTTTTCCATATAAATTATTATTTTTAATTTATATGGATAGATCTTTATTTTGTTTTTGTAATTTTACTACTTTGTGGATGCTAATATTTCCGCTGCGTCATTATCTCTTGTATGATTATCAGCACTGATATTATTTTTACGATAGACAGTTTTGGCAAAATACTTTTCATTACTAAAAAATTCTTTAAATAAATCTAAATCATGGTTGCTATATATTATATAATCAAGTTCCTTAACATAATTAAGTAATTTAGTTTGATGTTCTATATTAAACCCATCTTTACTGTAAGAATTTTCCTTTATAGATTTATTCATATAGGGTGGGTCAAAATAAAAAAGACTTTCGGACTTCAAATGTTTATATTCTTCTATAAATACATCATAAGATTTGTTATGGAACAAAACGTTCATTTTGTTAAAAAACTTATTAAACTCCATAATTGTATTATAGCGATTTTCTAAATTAATTTTTTTATTAGTCCATCCATATGGAGAGTTATTTAACCCACTTTTATTCTCTCTATAAAGCCCATTAAAAGCCCTATACATTATAAATAGGAATTGTGCTGACGATAATAATATATGCTCCGGATTGTCTTTAATTTGATTAAATTGAGTTCTTATATTTAAGTAATAATTATTAGCATCTAACATTAAAATTTTAAGCCTTTCTTTATCTCTAGTTTTATTTAACTCGAATGCTTCTTCTGGTATTAAAGAAATGTGTCCTATTTCTATTTCGGAAAGTTTTTGGAATAATTCTTCTGGGCATAGTTTAACCATACGATAAACATTAATTAAATTAGTGTTTATGTCATTTAGTATTATTTTTTCTATGCCGAGTTTTTGGAAAAGCTCAATGGAGCCGATTACGGCTCCAAGGCTACCACAAAATGGTTCAACATAACATTTTATATTATTATCAGTAATAATTCTATTAGCTTCTGCGGTTAGTGTATTGGCAAGCCATTTTTTACCACCTATCCAATCAAATAATTTTGTGTTTATGTTATTCATCTATATTAAATCTTTAATTTTTAATTTTAAATATTCATTTTCCATTTTTATTATTTCCATTTCTTTGTCTTTCAAAGACAAAGTTAAAGAATCATTTTTAAGCCTCATATTTTTTATATGTTCTTTATAAGATAAATTCTCTAAAATTAAAGAATTCATTTCTTCTCTTATCAAATCAATTTCATTTTTGGTTTTTGGTTTTAATTTATTATTATAATATTCTATACCTTTTTCATTTAAACCCCAGCATTTTAATTTCCCGTTTTCATCTGAGTCAAATAAGTTTTTTTTGTTTGAAAAAACTGCAGTTAGTTCGGCCCTTATTTGAGATTTTAAATCTTTTTCTGTAATTGATTCTCCTTCTTTCATATAGGAATCTCTTTTCCTATTCACTTCACTTGGGAAATTCTTATAAAAGTCATTTATTAGTAATTCACTATTTGCTGAGCCATTTTTGAATACATAATCAATTACATATTTTGTCTTGTTTTCTTTCATATTTATTATTTACTTTTCATTTTTTATTTTTAAAAAATGAAAAGTTTATATACAGAAAAAAAAACAGGAAGTTTAAACTTCCTGTTTTTTATATGTCTATTGTAATATTTTCTAAACTTTTTTGATTAACTTTTTTTTAATTTTTAATAAATAAATTATGGGTAGAAACAAAAAGGAAGAAAAAGATAAGAAATATGAATTAACTATTTCGATTAATGAAAACCTCTTAAAAAAAATAGATGAATTGATAAAAAAAAAATGGTGATAAGAGATCACCATTTATAGAAAAATTATTAGAAGAGTATATTAAAGAGAATAAAGATAGATTACTTTAATGGAGCTTTACCAAAAACTCCTTTTTTCCTTTTCTTTTCTTCTCCACCTCTTTTAATTTCATCGTATATATCTGGATATACGGTTTCGGAACCATCAACTGAATATGAAATATCAAACCAATCTCCAAAATCAACTAGTCCCCTACGACCTAATTCAAATTCGGTTTTCTTATTTAAGAAAGAATCAATAGTATTATTAATATCATCTACATATTTATTAAATATATTTAACATATTATTACTCAAGATACCTATTGGTTCTTTCATTTTATATCTAAATGAAAAGAAAATACACTTAAAAATATACTCAAATTTTGGATTTTCATTTATTAATTGGCAAGTTATTTTATTTAAAATGGTTTCTTTATTAATTCTAAATTTATCTTTAGAAAAAAATTCCGGTATTACAAAATCAAATTTATTAATATCATCTTTTACCTCATTAATATACAGATTAAATAATCTAGATATTAAATAATTATATACATCGTCTCTTTTTTCACCTTTTAATTTAAAATCTTCCAAATTAACACTTTGACAAAAATTTAAAAAGTTAATTAAAATTAATGAATATACTTCTGCATATTCTGTTATGTTATTTTTACTTACTTTACTATATAAAGGATTTAAAATAGCAAAATTTAATTCCATATTATTAGCTACTAACACAATTTTCTCTACATTTGAGTTAAATTCATTATCCATTAAAAAGGAATGAGCTAATTGTGGATTTAATAAGCGGTAAAAAAAGTAAGCGAAAGACTTTTCCCCAAAAACATATTCCAAATCTTCTTCCGAAGTATTTAAGAAATATTTTATTGCCTCAATTTGCTTATCACTTAATTCGCCTTTAAAAATAAATGGTAATGGCTCTACATCAAATAATCTAGCGTATTCTTCTAGTTCTTCTACAGTGAAACTATTTTTAGTTCCTTTAATTATACCACTTAAAATTAAATTATGTTTTGGTTTTCTATTATATTCATTTAAATTAGTCGGAAAATATTGAAAACAAAACCACCATTTTTTAGAAATTAAACTTTTAACCCTAGTATCCAAGTTATTTAGATAAGAATGTGCTTTACCATAAAAATTTTCCGAAGAATCATCAATGAAATTAATTGGGTCTGCATTCATATCTGGTTTAATAATAAAATCCTCACCATCCCATTTAGCATAAATAACGGTTCCCTTGACATCCTCATAAACAATCAATTCTTGTTCGAGGATATCATCTAGTAATTTCTCGTCATTTATATCGTTAATAATTATCATAGTGTATATATTATTTATAGATAGTAGTATTATATATATCATGATGTTGACGATCTTTCCGATTATAAGCTCAAAACACTTGTCAAAATTATTTTAACAAAAGTTTGTCAATTACAATTTTTTTTCTTACTTTTGTAAAAATCTTATAAATGAGTCGTAAAAGAAAACAGAAAAATATTGATAAAGTAGTAAATTTTACATTTACTAATAGACTAGAAAAAGTATTGATGGATATATCTGATAATATATCATATGCCATTATGGGCTCATATATGACAACTAATACACATGGATATAAACTATTAGATATGTCAACAGAAGATAATTTTAGAGTTTATATACAAGGTAAAAAACCTGAAAAAATTGATATTAAAGAGTTTCTTAACAATTTCTTTAATTCAAAGTTTTCCGATAGAGAAATAGACGCATTTATATATGATTATAACCAAAGACTTGATATTCAACAAGAAGAATTATCATATCAATTAATTGATGTCTTTCCTTACGAACAAAAAGAGTTTGAATATAAACCAAAAGACGTATTTTACACATTTAATTCGCTTTGCTATCAAACATATCCTCATGGAACAGAACAAGAAATATTAAAATATATTCCTATTCCACTTAAAGAAGATAAATATGGCAATTACTATATTAAAATTGGTGAAAGCAATACTATGTTTACATCACATTTTGATTCAGCGTGTAAAGATTTTACAACTGTTAGATTAATGTCATTTGATAAATCTGGACATACATTCATATCCAGCGACGGAAGCACTATATTAAGTGGTGATGATAAAGCAGGTGTTACTATCATGCTTTATATGATAGAACATAATGTACCAGGTTTATACTATTTCTTCTTAGGTGAAGAAGTTGGTGGTATAGGTTCAGGACACTTATCAAGAAATTTTGATAAACACGAACATTTAAAAGGTATAAATAAATGTGTATCTTTCGATAGACGTAATTATCACTCTATTATAACGCATCAAAGTTTTACAAGAACTTGTTCGGACGCATTTGCTAAATCTTTATGTAAACAATTTGAAGACCAAGGCATGGTCTACGATTTAGATAATACAGGTTCATTTACAGATTCGGCGAATTTTATTCAACATATAAGCGAATGCACAAATGTATCTGTTGGTTATTTCAATGAGCACACAACTGGTGAATATGTTAATATAACATTTTTAGAGGATTTGTGTAAAGCATGTGTTAATATACAGTGGGACACATTAACAATAAATAGAAATGTTGGATATAATCGTGAGATTGTTGATAAAAATTATGATATGTTAATGGACTTTAAAAAGCTTACATTTTTTAATGATGTAAAGCTGAAAGCTTTTGAAGATAGAATCTTTATGCAGTTAATTGTAGCTGGCTCAGCTTTTCATGAAAATTATGAGGATTTGGCTGATTTAAATACCTTATTTGATAAATATAATTTGAATCCATATATTCATTTATCAGATGATACTAATGGAACAATGTTAATGAATATAGAAATAGAATAAATATGGAATTTGAAGAATTTGAAGATTACGATTTGTCAATAGATGAAATTGACGAAATAAAAGAAATAGCAAGCCAAATTAGGCGAACTACCACTATTACTAACCTTTGTGTAGCTGTTAATAAGCATCACCAAATAGTATTGGAATTAGAAATAGAAAAATGTGAAACAATGTATTCAATTATGAATATAATGAACAACATAAAAGAAATACAGGCTGCATATATGCCGGATTTCGATTGTTTATTCGAAATGTGGATGTATAGACAAAAACCTGTTATTTACTGCACTTATGAAAGATATAAAACTAACTAAATTTAGAGCCAGAACTGAAATCTTATTCAAAGCGGATAAAGATGATGAGTGGTTTATATGGATACATCACATAGAGAAAAAATCTGGTAAAAAGCGTTCAACAATGATTATTCAAAAAGATATGGATGACTTTTTGCAAGGTTTTATAAAAGATGGATGGGTAATTTTTGATGGAATTGAAACAAAACCAGTAAAAAAGCCTAAGAAGCCAAAAGTAGATAAAAAGAAGTAATATATAACTAATAAAAATACGACAAATTTTTTGTCATTTGAAAACTTTGTCGTATCTTTGTTATACAATAACAAACAATAAACACTTGGGGCTGATTTGATTAGACTGTTAGTGTTAAAGTAAGTTATGATGCAAGCATCGGATGTTGCCTATTCGATTAATAAAAAGCAATAAACAATTAAATGACAACGTAGAAACAGCAACTAGCGAAGATTTCGCATTTGCACTCTCTAACAACTTGATCAACGAAGTGGCTTTCGCCTAACCTGTTGAAACAGGTGACTCTGTTAAAAAAGTCAAACAAGTGGTTGTGTATAATAAACCCAATAATTTTTTAGTTTAAGTTGAAACGGATAAACTGAATATTTCGAGATGTTAGAAAACATCCTAAGCTTGTGAAGGAATGATTTAAGTTAGCTAGCAACACCCCGGCTCGTAACCGGGCAGCTCCACAAAAATGTCTATCAAAAATGATAGACATTTTTTATTTAAAAAATAAAAAATAAAAATGAAATTATTAATTTTATCAGTTACATTTTTTGTAACCTCGCTGTCAACTAAAACAGCCAACACAACAGTATCTACTAATGATACAACAATGTCTTATACTTGCCATCCAAATGGAGACTTGTATCCTTGCACACACCCCACTCATCCAAGTGGTGATTTGGGTCCATGCAATCACTTTAATGCATGGGGTAATAGAATACATACAGCAGATGTATATCCTTGCGCACACCCAATGCATTCTATTGGTGATTTAGGTCCATGTCAACACATTTGCTGGTAATATGAATATATTATTTGTTTGCTCAGCCAATAAACTACGCTCTAAAACAGCTGAAGACTATTTTAGTGATAAATATGCTGATACAGGTAATATTTTTATATCTGCTGGAACAAATATTAAAACTTGCTTAAAAGAAGGTACAATTCCATTAGAAGAATGGATGTTAGAATGGGCAGATTTTATTTATGTTATGGAAAAAAAGCATAAAGAAGAAATACTATCTTATACTAAAGAATACTTAAATAAGATAATTGTATTAGGTATAAAAGATAATTATAGTTATTATCAATCAGAATTAATTGAACTTTTAGAAAACAAAGTAAAAATATGGATGTAAGAGGAAAACAACCAGCAGAATTACAACAATTGATAGGCCGTAGTTAAATGTAATACAGACAACTTTAAATAAAGCCACTCAATTGAGTGGCTTTATAATTTCTTCTATTTGATGTTTTAATAGCTTACGCCATTTTTCATGTTTTATTTTTTGCTGTACTAAAACACTAATTTCAATTTCAATTCTTTTAATAGAATCATCCCAACCATCATATTTCCAAATAAATTTAGAATGTTCTTTGTCATATTCTAATTGTTTTTTCAAAGCTTTAATTTCTTTACTTAATCCTTTCGCAACTTGATGTAAAATTTCTCTTTGTGCTTCTATTTTATCTATCATATATTTTCTAGTATAAATTCAACTCTTTTTATAGTCTCAATTTTAGGAACAATTATAGGATTATAACCATATTTAGTATATGCACCATGTAAATAATTATAAATTATTTCAGCTTCTTCTGGTGTTTCATGCCTAACATCATCATTTTTGTATATTTCTTTCCAAAAAGGAAAGATAAATACTGTGTTATATCTATAATTTTTAGCGGCATAATCTAATTCGATTTTTATATCAATATTATAACGATTCCTATAACCTATTTCATCCAGAATAGAACGGTCAAAAAATCCAGTTTGGTTATCATGGTAGTTTTTTATGGTTTCTTTTTCAATAGCAGTTTGAAATAAATTCCTGTTCTCCTTTGAGATACTAGGTAATAATTCCGGAGAATCTATCTTATATTTATCTATAAGAGTTCTAGCCGGTTCAGGCACTATATTATGTCCTCTTTTAGCTAATTCCTCTATTACCGAAGTTTTGCCGGCACCAGGGCCACCTGTGAATACAATTCTGCTCATAATACTATATTTGACGCAAATATACTAAATAAAAATGACATTACAAACTTTTATTTAATTGAATATATAAAAATAAAATAATAATATAAATGTCTGTTATTTCATACTTCGGAGGTAAATCTTCAAACACATTCATGGAGTTCATTAACTCCAAAATACCCAGAACAGGGATAAAAACCTATTTAGAGCCATTTTCCGGCTCTATGGGAACATATATGGACGATGATAGTCTTTTCTTTGAAACCGTCGTCTATAACGATAAAAATAGGCACCAAGTTAACTTATATAAGTGTTGTTCTGAGCCTGAAAAGTTTTTAGCTGTATTGGAAAAGTTCAAGCAAACTAAATTACATACTGAATTAACAGACCCATTACAAAAATGGGATTTCTATAAAGCTATTTATAGAGAATATGTTAAAAATGATTTTTTAGATAATATGGATTTTGAAATAGGTGACTTTAAAAAAGCCGCTATGTATGCATTTCTTATTACATCAGCTCACAATTCAGTTTATCCAAGAGGAGCTGGATTTAATGGTTATAAGAAAGCTAATGATAAACTAAAGTTAGAAACTTTAATTACTAAATTAAAAAAGAATACCTATACTGATAAATTAATTTCTATTAAAGAATATCTAAATATAGATTTTGAAGAACTTATTAGAAAATATGATTCACCAGAAACATATTTATATTTAGACCCACCATATTATCGTTATGATGAAGCTACTGGTGAAGATGACGCAAAAAGATTATTTTGGTATGGAGCTGATAAAGAAGGTATGTTTGGACCAGCTTCTCATAGAAGATTATTAGAATTAATTAAAAATACAGAAGCTAGATGGTCTTTATCATATTATTATTTTCCATTATTGGAAGAATTATTACCTAAGGATAAATATCTTTGGTTTGATAAAGAAGTTTTTAGAAGCTCGGCACATGGTGGTAATAATTCCGAAAGCAAAGGTGCACAAGCAAAAGGTGTTGAAATGTTGATATTAAACTATAACCCTGAAACAGGAGAAAAACTTTAAAATGAAAATAGCAGATTTGACAATAGAAGATTTTATTATTGATAATAAGGTTATAGAACAGCAAATAGTTATTGATAAAACTATTAATATGAAGTTTTATTCTACTTATGACGAAGTAATGGAAGATTTAGACTTATTAAGAGTTATAGGACATAGCAACTCTCAATTAAGAGGAGATAATGGATTTCCAATTTTTAAAAATAAAAAAGGAATATTCCACAGAATGATTAGTGCTTCAACTAACATATCGGTAGCTGGTAGATGTGGACCAGGTAATTTATATCTTGTTGGTACAGAAGTATGGAAGATTATAGTGGAATTAGGATATGAGTATATTGATGACTTTGCACCTAAATCGTGTGAAAATTTGGAACCATATGAAGTACTATGCTGTAGATTATTTGCAAAAGATTGGATTAATCCAAAAGCTAAAATATTTGATAAAAATTACAAAGTAATTGATAGTGATAATGAATACTTTTATAATCCATATTATCAATTTTCTGGATTTACTGCTAGGTTAGAAACACATATTTTAGCTGACAAAAGAGATACAACTATTAATGATATTTTAGATATAGAAGAAATTATTATTAAAGAAACTTTTAAAGATAAAATTAAAAAAATATTAGGAATAAAATGAAAATAAGTATAGGAAATGATCATGCAGGTTATGAACTTAAAGCTGATATAGTAAATTTTTTACACGAAAAGGGAATTGACACAATCAACTTTGGTACTAATGACGCAGATTCAGTGGATTATCCAGATTTTGCACATGCAGTTATGCAATCTTTAACAACTGAAGAAACAGAATTATCAATTTTAATCTGTGGGACGGGTAATGGGATAGCAATGACAGCTAATAAATGGAATGGCGTAAGAGCTGCTTTATGTTGGAAACCAGAAATTGCTATATTAGCGAGGCAACACAATGACGCAAATGTTTTATGCTTACCAGCAAGGTTTTTAGAAACAGATGAAGCATTGAATATAGTAGAAGTTTTCTTGGAAACTGAATTTGAAGGTGGAAGACACCAAAAAAGAATTGATAAAATAAATACACAAATATAATGGCACTACCACACTTTGAAAAAATAGAAATACCGAAATCAAAATTAAATTTTGAAATAGAATATAAACTTCCATCTATCATGGAAACAAAAGAGCGTTTAATAGACTCTGATGTAATTGATGTTAAGATTACCGGGGAAACATTCGCACCAAGTTTTATAATAAGATTTTCAAATGAATTAGTTTTTGAGAAATTAAAAAATTGGTATAACGTAATTTGGAATTCATCTGGACAAATGTCTTATAAAATGGATATTGTAGGTGATATAATTATCAAACAACATGATAAAACTGGACTTGTATTGAGAGAATTACATTTTTTTGCTGCACAAGTAAAATGCATCACCGAAAGTGAGTTTCACTATGAGGTTGAGTTTATAGCTGACTTTTTTGAAGATAAATATTGTGATTCTAAACCTTTGGATGTCACATTTTCCGGAAAATCAGTTAGCAACACTAAAGATTTAACTACATTTAACGGTTATCATACGACAGAGATTAAAAAGGGTGAAATTGGTACTATATCTAAAATTCAAGAAGAATTAGATGAATTAAAAGATGCTGAAAAGCAAAATTCTAAGATAATGATGATGGTCGAATTATCAGATTTATACGGAGCGTTAGAAGAATTTTGTTTAGCACAAAAATTAACAATAGAGGATTTGAGAATATTCTCAGATATAACAAAAAGGGCATTTAAAAATGGGCGCAGATAGCATAAACTGGCAAAGATTAATGACTGCATTAAATTATTATAATGCTGAAACATATAGGACAATTGATTTAGATTGGACTATGGACGTTAAAACATCTAGTATTACTAAACCAATTGATAGAAAAGATTTTTTTATTAACGACAGAGCTTTAGTAGCATCTGGTGAGCAATCATTTATAGAAATGATGATTACTAATCAACTAAAACAAGGTTTATACTCAGGTATAACACCTTGTTTTAGAGATGAATTTGAATTAGATTACTTACACTCAAATTATTTTATGAAGGTAGAATTAATTGATACACTAAATCCGAATAAAAAGGGATTAGATAGTATGATTGATTGCGCTTTGAAATTCTATTCACAATATTTAGAGGTTAGAGTATTAGAAATTGGAGATGAATTATATGATATAATTGACGTAAAAAATAGCATAGAACTTGGTTCATATGGTACAAGACAATATAAAGATTTAAAATGGGTATTTGGGACAGGATTAGCTGAACCAAGATTAAGTAAAGTTTTGAAATTACAATAAGAAATATATAAAAATCGCTGAAACTCTTATAAACATAAGCGTATAATAGCATAACTAATTTTTTAAAATGCTATTAACGAAAAATAAACTAGAGGTATATAATGAATTATATTTTGATTTTTTAGAGCCAAAATTTAATAACTTTGAATTTTTCAAAAAGTTCAAAACTTCACTTATTAATCCAGATATAAAATTATCTGATATAAAGATAACATTTTTACATTTAGGTAAAAATGATTGCAGAATGAAAGCTTCTGATATAATTGATATAATGAAAAATATGGATAATAAAACAATATCTCGCTATGACTATTTCGAGAAAATACTAAATGAAATGGCTATTCCGTATCTAAATGTAGATGACGTGACAAAAGTTAAATTTGCGGAAGTGTTTACTCCTATTTGGTTAATAGACGAGCAGTTAGATAACTGCTTTCCAAAGACAGACTGGTCTAATCCAAACTTAACTTGGTTAGATGCTTCTAATGGCATCGGAAATTATCTTATAAGAATTATACAAAGACTATTAATAGGATTAGCTAATGTCGAAGGCTTCGAAGATGAAGAAGTTAGATACAGACATATAATAGAAAAAATGGTTTATGCTTGTGAAATACAACCTATAAATATGTTTTCTTATATCTTTTTCATTGATCCAAAAGGAGAGTATAATACTAATTTTTATAGAGGTGATTATTTGAATCCATTATTTAATCTTAATATGAGAGATAATTGGAAATTAATATCATTTGATAGAATACTTGGTAATCCACCTTACCATATAAAGGATAATGGCGCCAAAGCTTCTTCTAAACCTATTTATAATAAATTTATTGAGCAATCAATAAATATAAGTAATAAAAATACGATTATATCGTTTATAACTCCATCTAGATGGTTTGCTGGTGGCAAAGGTTTAGATACATTTAGAAAAATGATGATGGAATCAAATAAATTATCTTGTATTAAGCATTTTGACGATGCAAGCACGGTTTTTGGTGAAGTTGATATTAAGGGTGGTGTATCATATTTTTCTTATGATAATTCGTTTAGTGGTAAATGTGATTTTAATGGTATTAATGTTAATTTAAATAAATTTGATGTGATAGTATCAAATACTAGCTCCATGATGCTAATTTCTAAATTACTTGAAATGGAAAGTATAGCGGATATACATCATGCTCGTTCATATTTTAAAATTAGCACAAATGATAGTAGATTAGTTGATACACAACTAAATGATAATTATGCTTTATGTTATGTAGCACAACAAAAAGGATTTACTAAATGGATAGATAAAACTGATCTTAAAGTATCTAATACATGGAGAGTAGTTACACCAAGAGCCGCCACAAAAGGTGGATGTGGATTTGGTAATATATTTATTTCTAAACCAGGTGAGTATTTAAATGATACTTATTTGTCTTTTTTTGTAAAAAGCGAAAATGAGGCTAAGTCATTAGCTTCTTATTTGAGAACAAAATTTGCTAATTATCTACTTTCTCTAAGAAAAGTTAGTCAAGACATTAGTAATGGAACTATTAAGTGGATACCAAAAGTTTCTTTTGATAGAGAGTGGAATGATGAATTATTATTTAAGTATTTTAATTTAACAGAAGAAGAAATCAATTTAATCATAGAGGCAGATTTAGAAAAAAAAGTTGTAAAGAAAAAAAGAATAAAAAATGATTACAGTAGAGCATTATAATAATATAATTGATGAATATAAAAGGGGTAATTTTACTTTAAAAGAATATAAAAAAGTTAATTTTATCTTAAATGATAAGGAGTATTCGACATATGCTATGAATTACCTTATTTGGGAATTTATGAAATCTAAAAATGATAATAGATGGGAAATGCTTTTAGATTCAGTATTAGTTCCAAACAAACTTAATAGTAGTATTAAATTTGAAGAAATGGAATTTGAAGATTTTTTTAATTTTATGATTACTTTAAAAAATACAAATTAATATATAAAACAAAAAACATAAATGACACTCAAACCAGAAGTAAACAACATTATTTCATATCTTCTTAAAATAGAAGATAGTAATAGCTTTAGATGTATTGATTTATTAAACTTTTTTATGGATAAATATCCTGATGCTCCTGGTTCATCTGGTAATCATCAAGCTTATGAAGGTGGTTATTTTAAACATGTTAGTGATATTCTAGAATATGCCTCTACTATGTATAAATCGTTAATGAAGAAAGATAAATTAGGGTTTAGTCTTTCTGATGCTTTATTAGTTTTATTTTTACATGATATTGAAAAACCTATTAAATATAGTCCAATTTTAGTTAAAACTGGTGTTATAGATGAGAATTCTTTTATAGAAGAAGAGGTTTTAGAGTATGAGACTGATTCAGATGACGAAATTAGAAAAATGTTGATTGAAAAGTTCAATATAAAATTAACAGAAGAACATAAATTGGCATTGAAATATATTCATGGTGAGGGACATGATTATCGGAAAGATAAGAGAGTGATGTCACCTTTATGCGCTTTTTGCCATTGTTGCGATGTAATAAGTGCTAGAATATTTTTTGAATAAAAAAAGCGGCTTTAAAAGCCGCTTTTTTTATTTTTTATCTTCTTTATCCTCTTCATTTTCAATAGCATCTAATTTATCTTTAATCTCATCCTTAGATAGAGACTGCATAGTTTTAGCTACATTATTAAAATGCATTTTTTTATTATTTGGTAATTCATACATATCATCTTCATTTTTATTAAATGATCTTTTTAATTTATTTAAATTTTCTTTCTCTTTTTTTGGATCAAAATCTTTAAAAGGTTGAAGATATTTTGTATTGAAGTTTGGGTTATTATCTTTTCTCATAATTTATATATTTTATTTTAAAAGTGTATTTAACATATCCACTATTTTATGTCCAATTAAAAAATGTATATTCAAAAGCTTGTCTACATCAATTGTTTCTGATTTATCTAATAATCTAAATCTAAACCTATAAAAAATTTTATCATCTACATTTTTATGTTTAGATATACATAATGAAAAATCATATTCACTATCACCACTAACTACATTAATGTCAAAATCAAACGTAGTTTCATTACAAGGTTTTACTTTAAATTTTGGTTCATAAACAACATTACCTATACTATAATTTTCAATATTATTTTGTTCAAAATAATGGGAAATTAAAAGTCCAGGTGTATCAATAAATTCGGATAATGTTTGTATATCTTTTCCGAATTTATTTGAGTCTATTATTTTTTTAATTTTATTTTCCAAATCAAATGCATCTTTAAATTCAATTGTATGATAAATGCAATTTATATCATATAAATATAAAAATGAATTTTCCAAAATATTATTTTTCTCCAAATCAGTTTTGAATATAAATTTAGTATGTATAATTAATGTATCTTGAACTCTTAAATCATGTATAGATATGATCAATTTTAAAAAATCTTCATCTTTCGATTTTTCATAAACACTATCAACGGTTTTTATCAAACCTTTTTCATCCTCAAATACTTCTTTAAATAATGTTTTTATTTCAGATATTTTCATTTACTATATATTAAATATAAAGATTACTTATATTTTTGCAATAATTATATATCAAATAATTAAGGAAGAAATAATTATTTGATATATAATTAAAAATAATTAAAATAATATGGAAAATATGGATTTTTTACCTAGAGAAAAACTAAATAAAGAAATAACTAAAGCGTCTGTGTATGATAGTTTAGTAGAACAAGCTAGATCTCTTAATCTAGAAGACGTTGTGTTTGATACAACGTTTGCTGATGCAGAAGTTTTGGCACAAAGACCAGTAAAAACAAAAATAGATAAACAAAAAGTTTATTTTTGGATAAGAGTTTACTTATCAGAAGATATGAATAATATAGAAGCTGGTGATGATGTTATGATTAACTATACTAGTACAGGAGAAGAATTAGAAACAAAATTTATTTGTTACGCTAAAATGGGTGCATCTCATATAGATTATGAAGATGGTGAACCGGTAGTGGCAAATTATAATTCAGAAGATAATAAAAAATGTCTTTGTTTAATGGTTGACGAAGAAAGAATTAATTACGAATCAGATGATATACCATTTTTAAGAAAATTGTTTAGAATTGGTAGACATTATGAGTATGAATTAGTCAGAAGATCTGAATTAACTTTAACTAATAAAAGAACAGAAGAACAAATAGATTATTATGATATAGAATTCTAAAAAAAATGCGGCATTTGTCGCATTTTTTTATTTTTGACTAAACTTTAGTTTAAAAAACTAATATATAAAAAGATTGAAAAATCACATCTTAATTTGAGCCATTCACTCCGAATTGGCTCAAAAAAAAAATCCTTTATGTACAACACAAAAATTTACAACACACTCGTCCAAAAAATGAGAGGCTTTTTCCTGGAAAAAGGTTTCATCGAAGTTCCAACACAATCTAGAACTTCAATTCTCGCAGCTTGCGAAAATCCACACTCAGTTATGACTTTTCAATTAGACGGAGAGGTTTGGCCATTAAAACAAACAGGTCAAATGGATCTTGAAGAAGAATTGCTTAAAAATCCGGATTGGCCAGGATGCTTTTGCTTAACTACATCTTATAGAGATGAGAAAAATCCAATACCTGGTAGGCATAACAAAATATTTCCAATGTTTGAATTTGAAGCAAAAGGAAATATTGAGCATTTAAAACAAATGGAAAAGGAATTAGTAGTATATCTTGGATTTGACACACCAGTTGAAGTTAAATATGAAGATATGTGTGCTAAATATGACGTTTCAATTCTTGAAAATGAACAAGAAATAGAAATGTGGAATGAATTAGGACACTCTGTTTCTTTACAACAATTTCCTCTGCGCACGAGCCCCTTCTATAACATGTATATGAACCCTGATAAAACATTTAATAAAATAGATGTAATATTATATGGTCAAGAAACAATTGGTTCGGCTCAAAGATCATGTGACCCAAAAATAATGCGTGAATTATTCTATACAATATCAGATGGTGAATATGCTGCAAAATTATTTCAATTATTTGGCAGGGAAAGAGTTGAGAAAGAGTTAAACGAATTCTTATCACTTGAATTCTTTGAAAGATATGGTGGAGGCATAGGAATAACGCGTCTAAGTCGAGCATACGAAATGTTAATGGCAGAAAAAATGCAAGAAATGGTATAAAAATATAAGAAAAGAGGCTAATTTTAGCCTCTTTTCTTTCTTTATACGCATCTAAATTATATTAAACTTTGACTAACATTAAAAATATAAAATTAATGCTAATAGACACTCAATATTTAAGTCACACAAGAAAGCTAGTTTTATCGTATGTAGATAAAACTGGTAAGACAAAAATGAAATACTTTGATTGGACAAACCCAATGAAGTATCAAAACTGCGATTCAACGGATCCAGATAAACATCCACGGTTTAAATCATGGGATGGCAAACCTGTTAAGAAAATTCCGGCAGGATATCCTGATAGATATGCAATTTATGAATTTTTAGATAATCTTCCAGAAGATGAAAAGACTGAAATCTTTGAATATAACGACCCTGAAATCTATTTTATAGATATTGAAACAGCGTTAGATCCAAATACAGGCGGTTATTCTCAACCAGAAGACCCAAATGGACAAATATTGTCTATATCTTTGGTTTATGCTGATAAAATAATTCTAATGGGATTGAAAGATATGCCAGATGATATGCAAAAACGGATTATTGATGATACTAATAAATACTTTGCAAAGTTTGACAGCCATTATAAGTTTAAGTATATTAAATATAATGATGAATTTAGTATGATTAAATCTTTCTTTGAAGATTTTGTGCCAAAAATGACTTGTTTAACTGGTTGGAACTTTGTGGGTTATGACTGGTTATATTTAGTAAATCGTGCTAGAAAACTAACTAAAATCATAAATGGTGAGCAATTAACTATTGATCCAAATATATCTTCTCCTACAAAGAGAATGAATAAAGTGTGGATGACTAATTATGAATTACCAGCACATAGACTTATATTTGATTATATGCAGTTATATGAAATCTGTGATACTTCAATCAAGGTTAAAGAATCATCATCACTCGACTTCGTAGCAGGCAAATTAGTTGGTGTTAATAAAATCAAATATACCGGTAATTTACATAAATTATACGAAGATGATTTTGAATTATTCATGTATTATAACTGCGTTGACTCTGTGTTGGTTCAAAAAATACACGAAGCTAAAAATTATATATCAATCGTATATGCGGTTTCATCACTTGCTAAAATACAAATTAAAGATGTAGTTAATCAATCTAAAGGAGCTTTAGCGTCATTAGCAATTACAGAAGGTGTATTAAGAGACAGATTTAGAGATATGGAAGACATCGTTTTGTTTAAAAACGAAGATAGACCTTCTTATGACGCAGAAGATACCGCTTTAGCAGGTGGTTGGGTAAAAGACCCAGTGACAGGTATGAACTTATGGGTTGTTTGTTATGACTTTGCATCTCTTTATCCAACCACGATGTTGGAGTTCTTTATAGCTCCGGAGAATTTTGTAGGAGTGCAAAATTCGGAAAATAAATCTGTTTGCACTAATGGTATGCCAATTGATTTAACGAAACATGTTGTTTGTATAAATGGTGTGGTATTTAAAAAACACAGGTCTCCAACAATCACTATGATAGAAGATGTTTATGCAGATAGGAAAAAAGCTAAAAAAATTATGATGCAAAAAAAAGAGGAATATCAAAGAATAATAAACGAAATAAAAGAATTAGAAGCCGAACTGAGCTCCTGCGCCTACATAAGTAAGCAAAATAATTAATATATAAAATATGGAAGAAAAAAGATATTATATTTATGTATTTTTAGATAATACTAAACCGGGTAAATATGTTTATGATAACTTAAAGTTTGACTATGAACCATTTTATATAGGAAAGGGAACTGATGATAGAATTATAACATCATTTTATGATAAACAAACTTTCAAATCAAATAAGATTAAATCAATAAAAAATAAAGGTGGTGATGTTATTAGATATAAATTATATGAAAATCTAGAAAATTTTGAAGCACTAGAATTAGAAAAGATTCTAATTTCAAAAATCGGTAGAAGAGATTTATATAAAGGAACTTTAACCAATCTAACTCATGGTGGTGATGGAAGATTAGCATCGCCACATACTGAAGAAACTAAAATAAAAATATCCGAAACTAAGAAATCTCAACATTTACATTCTATTATTACAGATTCGCAAAAAGAATATCTTAGAGAAATTAATTTAGGTGAAAAAAATCCTATGTATGGTAAAACACACACTGATGAAGTAAAAGAAAAGCAGTCTTTGTTAGTTTCTGGCTCAAATCATCCTATGTATGGTAAAAAACATAATGAAGAAACTATACAAAAGATAAAAGATAAAAGAAATAACGCTGTAAATCAAGAAACTGCAAATTTAGATTCTAAATTACGAAACAATAAAGCAATTTTGCAATATGACTTAAATAATAATTTTATAGCAGAGTTTGAATCAATTAAGTTTGCCTCTATTGAATTGAAAATATCCGAATCTTTAATTGGTAAAACTTGTAGAGGAATTGTTAAAAATCCAAGAAAATTTATTTTCAAATTTAAGGAAGAAAGTGATAAGATATTAACTAATTCTTATGAATTAAAAGAAGGTGATATAGATTAATTAAGAGATGTAAAATGACAGTAATTGTTGAGGAAAGTGGTATTGAAAAAATTTTAAGAAAAAAAGAATATCCTATTTTTTGGAATAAAAAGAAATTAATTTAATGGATAATATGATAAAGAAAAACACAATACATCATGGTGATTGTCTTGAAATAATGAAGAATATAGAAGATGAAAGCATATCAATGATTTTGGCAGATCTCCCTTATGGATCGACAAAAGCAGCTTTTGATTCTTGTATAGATTTGGAAAAATTATGGGAGCAATATAAGAGAATAATTAAACCAAATGGAGCTATTCTTTTATTCGCACAAACTCCTTTTGATAAAGTATTAGGCGCTTCTAATTTAAAAATGCTTAAATATGAATGGATATGTGAGAAGACACAGGCAACTGGATTCTTAAATGCTAAGAAGATGCCTATGAAAGCACATGAAAACATATTAGTCTTCTATAAGAATGCACCAACATATAATCCACAAAAAACAACTGGGCATAAACCAACTAATTCTTATACAAAGCGAGCAAAAGTTCAGAATAAAACTGAATTATACGGTGCTGTTAAAGAAGATGTATCAGGTGGTGGTGATACAGATAGATATCCAAGATCAGTATTATTATTTCCATCTGATAAACAAATAATGAAAAATACACCATTTTTACATCCTATGCAAAAACCATTAGCTTTATGTGAATATCTAATTAAAACATATTCGAATGAAGGTGATGTAGTATTAGATAATGTATGTGGCTCAGGGACAACTGGTGTTGCAGCTAAAAACTTAAAAAGAAATTATATCTTAATTGAAAAGGAAGAAAGATTCTACGATATGAGTCGCAGAAGACTTCAATTACTAGACGAAGTTAAAGAAGAAAATGATATTAGTATTAAATAATTCAGAGACAGCTCCACAAGGAGCTTTAGATATAAATGTAACCTCTAGATCAACAACTTGGTCTAGAGGTTTATCTCCTTTTATAATAGAAGGTGGTAAAACTTGGACAGGCGATTTTGCCGAAAATGTAGAAAATATGTGGCAATTTTGTAAAGTATATGCTTGTCATGCCGATTCTAATGGCGAACCCACTGATGAGTATTTTATCTGGGCAAAAAGAGGATGGAAATCTAAAGTAGGTATAAGATATCCTATGAATAAAGGAGCTATACCTTTATATTCATATTGGAATGGCAAAAAATATGATTATTTAGATGCTAAAGAAAAATTATATGTTAAAATGTATTTTAGGGGAGTTAAAGATACAGAAGCATATAAAAAATTAGAAGAGTTATATAAAGAGTGCTTAAAAACAAAAACTACTTTGGTGTTAAGAGATTTCGATGCTTATAATCATGTTAATTTGAAATTAAGTCCTTATGAAGTTTTAAAACATCCTACTAAAAAGTTTGGACATGGATTTGTATTAATGTTTATGTTAATGGAATTACTAGATGAAAAAGGCAATTTTATAAGAGAAGTAAAGAATATAAATGATATAAAGTTTTTCTAAATAATTTGCAATTGTCGATTTTTATTCATATCTTTGCTCTATGCATTATATAATACAAGAAAATATATTCAAAGAATCTCACTATAATCTTCTCATAGATACTATGCAGAAGTTAAACTTACCACATCAAGTAGTTAGAATTTTTCCTTTTGTTGATAAAATTATTGATATAAACGATATACCAGAAGATAATGACTTTAATGTAGATGAACTACCTGATGTTACTCCACCTGAAAATACACCGATATTTGTATTTGGTGCCGTTAAAATGGCACGTATTTGCGCACAAAAGAATTGGACACCAGGTTCTTTATTAAATACTAATCATGATTTTGAGGTTTATAGCAAATATTATAAAGAAAATCTTTTAAATTATGATTCCGAATTAGTTAAAGCTGGTAGTGACTTTAATTGGGACACTGAGCGCAAATTTATTCGCCCAACCAAAGATACAAAGGCATTTACTGGTAAAGTGTTTAAACAAGAAGATTGGATACAATTTATTACTGATAACATCGGTAATGAGAAAACATTATTAAATGAAAATACCACTATTCAAATTTCTTCTGTTAAAGAAATTTATAAAGAAATAAGATTCTGGGTAGTAAATGGTAAAATAATTACTGGTAGCCAATATGCTATAGGTGGTAAAGTATCCTATAATGAGTATTTCGAACCAGAAGCATTAGAATATGCACAAAAAATGGTAGATATATATCAGTTGGCAGATGCATTTGTAATAGATGTTTGTTTAACTGATGATGGATGGAAAATTGTTGAGTGTAATTGCATTAATTGTGCAGGATTTTACTTGTGTAATATGCAGAAAATGATAATGGAATTAGAATATTTTTTTGATCCTTCTTAATTAAATTAATATGATATATACAGATTTTGTAGAAAAATTATTTAACGATAGTAATATTTCGGAAGAAATAGTTAATTGTTTATTGTCTAAAATAGACATAGAAGATAAATTTAGAAATCCACAAATACTTTGGGCTAGTAATAGTGATTTAAGCACATTTGATGGTATAGTAGAGGCTACTATACAATTTGAGTATATTCCACCTATGGGAGAAGTATGGTCTGTTCCGCAAACATATGATGTAATATATTTTATTAAAGACGAAAATGGATTTAAATATATTCCAAATCCAAGAATTAAAAAACCAATAGATTCTGTTATTACGGCATACCTTCGTCAAATGAGAATAGACGAGATTTTACAAGACTAAACAAAGTAAATTATAAGAATATAAATAGTATGTCAATAAGAAAAGATCTAGTTAAATTTACCCCAAGAGTAGAACAAGAAAAAGCTCTGGAATATATTAAAAATGTTATAGAAAAGAAACCTGATAATAAGTTTTTTCTTTTAAATATGCCTGTTGGTATAGGAAAATCGCATTTAGCTGTTATGATTTCCGATTATATAACAACAAAAGTTATGCCTGGTGCACAGGTTGATATAATAACAGCTGGTAAGCTGTTACAGGATCAATATGAGCATACTTATGACGAGATTAAATCTTTAAGAGGTAAAGATAATTATGAATGCGCACAGTATTCTTGTTCTTGTGAGAAAGGCAAAGAATTCAACAAACTAAATAAGACAAAATGTGAATTTTGTCCTTATGATTCTGCTAAATTGGCATATATGACAAGTGAGGTTTCATTAACTAATTTTCATTTATATTTAATTAATGCAATTTATGGAACTACTATAATGAAAGATAGAGAATCTAGACTTTTGATAGTTGATGAAGCGCATGAATTTGATGATGTGATGTCGGACTTTATATCTATAAAAATAACTGAAACTATTATTAAAAAGTTTAAGTTCAGTAATGAACCCGAAATAGTAAGGCAGTTAAAAGGTGTAGTTAATATTGAAACATATGTGGATTTCTTAAAGTATTTTTTAGATGAGATATTACACACCATATCTGAAATAGAGTCAGCTTTAATGGTTGCAAGAGTTGGTGATAAAAATCCTGGTAAAAGAGATAGTAGAGATATGAAAATTAACTCTATTCTAGATTTAGAATCAGACGATGTTAAATTAATGCAATTGGTTAAAGATTTAGGACAATATTCTACTAAAATAGGTGTATTTATTAAAGAATATGAATTAACGCCGAATAACTGGGTTATTGAATCTCAATATAACGAAAAGTTAAAGATAAATGAATTATCACTAGAGCCTATTTGGGCAAAAGATTACTTACAAAAGTTTATTTGGTCTAGATATGATATGGTAGTCTTAATGTCAGGAACTATTTTAGATAAAACTTTATTTTCTACTATTAATGGTATAGATCCGGAGAAAGCTGTTTATTATTCAGTTTCATCTCCATTTGCCCAAGAGAATAGAAAGATATTTTATATGCCTTTAGGTAAAATGTCCTATACTAAAAAGACTGAAACATTTAAGAGTTATGTGCCATTTTTTAGTAAACTATTAAAAAAGTATCCAGATGTAAAAGGTATTATACATACTAACTCATTTGAGTTATCTAAATGGATAGAAGATTCTATCAGTGATAGTCGTTTAGTATTTCATGGTTCTGCTAATAAAGAAGAAATGTTAAGACATCACTTTACATCCGAAAAACCAACCGTAATAGTTAGTCCTTCTGTGTCAACTGGTGTTAGTTTTGATCATGAAAAGAGTAGATTTCAAGTAATCGCAAAAATACCATATCCTTCATTAGGCTCACAAAAAAATAAAATGAGACAAAAAACTTATCCAGAGTGGTATTCATGGAAAACCGTAGCTGAATTGATACAAGCTTGTGGTAGAAGTGTAAGAAGTCACACTGATTATGCGGATACAATAATAATTGACGGCTCTTTTTCTGATGTATTAAGATTTTCATCGCATTATATGCCATTATGGTTTCAAGAATCTATAAAAACAGTAAAACCTGCTAGTTAGCAGGTTTTTTATTTATTGGTAATATTCTTTATAGTCAATTATATATTTTGGGCTAATTCTTTGGTCTATAAATACTCCATTTGGATAATTTACATCTTTATAAAAATGTAGATTATTTTTAATTTTACTAATATCAATTGTTAGTATTACTGGTTGTTCAATATTAAAATTTACATTTTGAACTAGCATATCAATATCTTTTTTATCTTTGAGTAAATAAATTCTTTTTGGATGGTAAGAAATCTTATTTGTATTTCTTGGTAGTAATCCTTTTGATTTTATATCAGATATATTATATTCATCTGTAATGTGGTATAATATATCTGGTATATCTGTTATTTTTTCACCATAATAAGGTTCAAAATGTAGTGTTATTAACATTTCATCATCTAATCCTTCTAAATCTGTATCCTTAATCATTTTAGTTATTAGACTATTTATATCCTTTCTAAATTCGTTAAAATCTACTTCTTCATCTTCGCCATAAAAATCGGTATGGTAACCAGCTAAAAAATACTTATAAGTTCTTTCTATAGGTTTAAGTAAAGTTAAAACTTTTTCCCAATTAAACTGGTTTATTTCTATAAAAAGCGTTCCTTGATTAAAATAATATTCATCAGTATTTAGGTTCTTTAATAAGAAATCTTTAAGATGAGATAAAGATTCGGTTATAAATTCAACAAAAGTTTTCATTTATTATATATTAAATTAATATATAATAAATGAAAGTTTTAAATTATAGACAATTGGAATTAGCAGAAGAATTATTTAATTATTCTAATAATTCTATGTTAGAAACCAAATATAGTCTTCCTAAAAATACCTTTTTAGATAAATTAAAAATACATAAATTATTAATAGACCAGAATCAAGATAAATTAGGTTTATTAGATAAAATTACCGAGCAATTAGTTAAAAACTCTAATCTAAATATTAGTGATGATGAAAAAACTATTACTTTGCTTTGCGTAGCTGCATTTTCAGCTAGCCAATTAGATAGCAAATTTATATTAGATAATAAGATAAATAAAGGAGAGTTTGAAAAAGAAATAAAATCTGTCTTAGAAGAATTAAAAATGATTGGAGTAGGCAATAATATAGTTAAAAACTTATCAAATTGCTTCAAATCTATACTCAAATTATCCAAATCAATAGAATCCATTTTATCATTTGTCGAAAAACATAAAGTAGCATTGACGGATTTAGAAGCTATTACTGACTATATAAAAGATAGAGATTTCATAGCAAGTAAAGATAAGTCGCAGCCAGCAAAGGTTATGACGATAAATGAATTCAATTTATAAACTTAAGATTTCATATTAGTATAATAATAAATTAAAATTATTATTAATTATGACTATCGGCATTGAAAAAATCTTTTTTGGCTATATACTGCAAAATAAAAAATACTTCTACATTATTGAACCTTATTTTTTCAAAAACAATGAAATACAATTTGTTTTTGATATAATAAGAAAATACATGCTGCAAGATGGTGACATTGAAATGCCATCTCCAAAACAAATTTTAGAAATGGTTAATCTTGAAGATAGAGAAGGACTCATTACTAAAGAAATCTTAAAAGCTATGCTTACGGTTACTCTTGAAGAGTATGATGAAGACAATTTCATTTTACCTAGATTTAATGCATGGATACTATCAAATCGCTTAAAAGCTGGAACGGTAGATATAGTTGAAGAAACTAGAAACCTTGATACTATAAATGATTTTGAATCTACATTAGTAACAGTTCAAAAAATTAAGGACATTGTTGAAAATATGTCTTCTCTTAACTTTGTTAATGATGATGAAGATATGGGTTCAGATTTTGATGATGTTGAAGCACACGTTCAGGATTCATCTAAGTTTAAGATTAAGTCTGGATTTCCTACACTTGACCATATGCTAGGTGGTGGCTGGGATATAGGTACATTGAATATGCTAATGGGTGAAACTAATTCAGGTAAATCTTTATGGATGCAAAATTTAGCAGTTAGTTCGGCTAACTGTGGATATAATGTTCTTTATGTAACATTAGAAATGTCTGAAAGAAAGGTTATGAAAAGATTAGGTGCTATGCGATTAAAAATACCTATTAATGATTATGATGATGTTTCTAAAGATGTTGATTTCATAAAAAAGAGAATTGATCATTTGAAAAAGTCAGCGGGTAGTGGAAGTGATTTATTTGAGAAAAAAATAGGTAAAATTTACACTAAATTCTGGGCAGCTGGAACAACAAATGTAAATGACATAGATAAGTATTTACAAAAATTATGGGAGAGAAAGGGAATTAAAATTGATTTAGTAATTGTTGATTACTTAACATTAATGGTCCCACCTGGTAAAACAGCTGGTGGTGATACACTTTATACCAAAGGTAAAGCTTTAGCTGAAGGTTTAAGAGCGTTAGGAGCTAAATATAAATGTCCTGTAATAAGTGCATTACAAGTAGCTAAAGACGCATGGAATTCATCTAATATATCATTAGAATCTGTTCCTGAATCAAAGGCGATTCCTGAGACTAGTGACACCTTCTTCGCCATTATCCGCACCGAGGAAATGAGAAGACAAAATCTATACAAACTAAAAATGCTAAAACAGCGGGATGGTGACTTCTTGAAATCACAGATACGTATTAATTTAAATCCAACTTTTCTAACATTAGAGAATGATACTTTTATAGATGCATAATTACAAAAAAAGTATCAAAGGTATCATACTAATTTTTATATATAAAATATGAAAAGCGCAGAAAATATAAAAAAAGATTGGATACAAAAAATAGAAAAGAATGGTTTACAAGTAATTGAGTATATATCTATTAATGAGGTTAAATGTGTATGTAATGCTTGTGGTTATGTAAAAATAGATAATTGTAGAAATTTAGGTTATTTTAAATTTAAATGTAAATACTGTAATCTTTTATCAAAATCAATTCTTTTAAAGGAAAAACTAGTAGAGATACTTGAAATAAATGGTAATAAATTAAAATTGAAATGCAAGTTGAATCATATATATGAGCAGACCAGAGGTAATTTCTTGTGTAATAAAAAATGTAATAAATGTTATTTAGAAGATAAGATTTTTACAGAACAAGATATAAAAGAAAAAATAAAAGAAATACATGGAGATATGTATAAATATGATTTTAAAAATTTTAAAAATGTGCATTCTAAAATAGAAATAATTTGTAGAAAAAATCATATTTTCAAACAGAAAATTTCTAATCATTTACAAGGAAAGGGATGTCCTATTTGTAGAGAATCATTAGGTGAAAGGACAATAGAAAATTATTTAATCTCAAAAAACATAAATTTTAAAAGGCAAAAGCAATTTGAAGATTGTAGAAATATTAATAAATTGAAATTTGATTTTTATTTAAAAGATTATAATTATATTATAGAATTTGACGGTATTCAACATTTTGAGCCAATAAAAATATTTGGAGGTGAAAAAAAGTTTGTTGAAACGGTTGTAAATGATAAAATTAAAAATGATTATTGTATAAAAAATAATATTAATTTATGTAGGATATCATATAAGGAAAATATAATTGATAAATTAAGAAGGATACCAATTTTAACATAGTGACTCATTCTTTGCAATCATTAGAAATGAGGATATGAAAAGACAAAATTTATATAGATTAAAAATGTTAAAACAAAGAGATGGGGATTTTTTGAAATCACAAATTAGAATAAATCTAAATCCAGTATTCCTCACATTGGAAAATAATCAATTTATTGATGCATAAACACATTAAAAATGGATAATATATATAGATAGAAACTTATGGTTTTTTCTTAATATAATCCTATATAAAAAATATTTTACACATGATAAATTTACACAATGATGAACCAATCGACCCGATTGATCCAAATGATATAGAGGATAAAGAAATAGAATTAGACGAAAATATGCTAGATGATAGTATAGAATTAATTCTTGAAATAGAAGACGAGGATATTACTGATATAATTGATGAGGAAGACTTTATTGTTGAAGATAAATCTGATTCTGATATAATCGATCTTATTGATGACGAGGATCCTGTTATGTCTAAGCATAAGATACAAGGTAAACATAGTTTGAAATATGATTCTATTTTTAAGGGTAAAAAAGAAGACCCTTTATCAGAGGACGAATTTGAAACTACGTCAACTTATTTTAATGAAAACTTTGAAGTAGATAAAGGTTCGTTATATTGGTTTGAATCAATAGATAATGAAAATTATATTAAAGAAAAAAGAATCAAAGAAAAAGTTTATGAGGTATTAATTAATAATACTGAATTAAATTTTCTAAATAATAGAAGAAAACCATCAAAATCTGATTTTAATAATTATTATTTTTTATTAAAGACACATTTAAAAGATGAATCTTTTACAAATGTTGAACTTTTTAATGAATTAGCAGTATATTTTTCAGACAATCTATTTAATATGTTTAAGTTATTAGACAATAAGTGGAGAAATCTTATAATTAGTGAATTACAGGAACATATTGGTAAATATAAATCAAATCCAGAAGTTTCATATAGAAATATTGCAATTGGAACTGAAGTTGAATTTGAATGGTTCGATGACTCTATAAGAGAGTTACAAATTATAACTGGTGTAGTTGAAGAAGTAGATGAAGATATATTTATAGTAGATTCCTATGAAAAAATATATCATTTGGAATTAAACCAAATTACTAAGATACTTAATAATACTAAATTTAAGTATAATTTAAATAAATTAAATAATATAGATTTCCTATAATTTGTTTTTTGAAAAATTTTCAACATTTGAAAATTTTAACATAAAAATTACTCAATATATAATTAACAATTTTTAAAAAATTGTTGTTATTGGAATTTTATTCTAAAAAAAAATTAAAAATTATTATGACAAAACAAATTTATGTCGTTAAAAGAGACGACAGGCGAGAGCTTTTGGATTACGAAAAGATAAATAAAGTTTTACTTTGGGCAACCGAGGATATTACCAATGTATCTGCTTCTGATGTTGCTATGAATGCTAAATTACAAATTTTTGATGGTATCGCTAGTTCGGAAATACACAAAGTTCTTATTCAATCTGCGGTTGATATGATAAGTGAAGAAACACCAAACTATCAATACGTTGCTTCTAAATTAACTAATTTCTTATTGAGAAAAGAAGTATTTAATACATACAATATTTTCCCAAGACTTAAAACTTTTATTAAAGAAAACGCTGATAGAGAAGTTTATGATAGTGTGGTATTAACAAAATATACCGAAAGAGAAATAGATAAAATTGAACAATTTATTAAACATAAGAGAGATGAAGACTTGACATATTCAGGTATTCAACAATTGATGGATAAATACTTAGTTCAAGACAGAAAAACTGGTAAACATTATGAAACACCACAATTTATGTATATCTTAATAGCCATGACTTTATTTGCTTCTTATGCTGGTGAAGACAGATTGGAAAAAGTTAAGAAGTGTTATGAAATGCTATCTTTGCAAAAGATATCTCTTCCAACTCCTATATTAGCTGGTGTTAGAACTCCTAACCGTCAGTTTGCATCATGTGTATTAGTTGATGTTGCGGATGATTTAGATTCAATCGCTGCTTCTAATCATGCAGTGTTGAGATATATCTCTAATAGAGCTGGTATTGGCTTAAACTTCCGTTTAAGAGCAATTGGTTCTTCTGTGAATAATGGTGAAAAGATACATACTGGTATTATACCTTTCCTAAAAATGTTTGAATCTTCTGTTAAATCTTGTTCACAAGGTGGTATCAGAGGTGGTGCCGCAACAGCTCACTATCCTTTTTGGCATAAAGAAATAATGGATATATTAGTATTAAAAAATAATGCTGGTAATGAATTATCTCGTGTTAGAAGAATGGATCACTCTATTCAATTATGTAGATTATTTTATACAAGATTTGTTAAGAAGGAAAATATTAGCCTATTTTCAGCAAATGATGTTCCAGAATTATACGAAGCATTTGGTTATGATAATGATAAGTTTGAAGCTTTATATGTTAAATACGAAAATGATCCTACAATTAATAAAACAACTATTGCAGCTGGTGAAGTAATGAACTTACTTTTACAAGAAAGATTAGAAAACGGTAGAATTTATATACAAAATATAGACAATGCAAATATACACTCGGCATTTTTAGATAAGATAAATATGTCTAATCTTTGCCAAGAAATAACATTACCATCTAGTCCTATTTATGATATAAACGATGGTAAAATTATTAAAAGAAAAATCAAAATCAAAAAAGAAGATTTTAATAATTTTAAAGAATTATTAGGTAATAATAAAGAAATAAAAATTAAAGGCGAATAATACACATAGAGATATATTTTAATTTAATATATATTATATGAAAAATAATTATATAGGATTTATATACAAATGGACTAACAAAAATAATAATATGTTTTATATAGGTTCGCATAAAGGTAATATAAATGATGGGTATGTTGGTTCTGGAACTTTATTTAAAGAAGAATATAAGCTAAATAAAATTGATTTTGAAAGGAAAATATTAGAATATGTTAATAATGAAGAAAATATTTTAGTCAGAGAACAATTTTATTTAGATTTATATGATGTAAAAAATAATAAATTATCTTATAATTTAAACCCAAAGACTTCTGGTGGATGGAAATTTTGTCACGAATCATCTTATCTAATAAACAAAAGAAATGATTCTATAAAAGATACATTTAAAAATGGAAGAATTATTTATAATAAAGATAAGAAAATAGAAGAATTATATTCGGAGGATGTTGTTACTCGTTTGAAACAAAAGGCTTCTGAAAATATTGGCGATAAATTTAATAGAAATAAAGGAAATAAAGGTGCTGGTATAAAAAATTCTAACTCAAAGATAGTACTAATTGAGTATTTACATGGTAATCTTAAATTAATATGTAAAGGAACATTTAGAAAATGGTGTCATTCTGGATCTTATAAGAAAGATAATAAATCAATATGGAAGATATACTATTTAAATAATAGTTCTGATTTGATCTTATATAATGATTATATAGAATATAATGGCGAAAAATATACAAAAGAATACCTTATTGGTATAACAAAAAATAAATTATTATTAGAAGTTCATAACAGAAATTATTATTTAATAGAGCATATTGAAACAAACATACAATTTAAATCTGATATTCCTTTGGGTGTAATTAGAAAAAAATTAAAAGGTGGATTTGGTAAATTAATATGGAATTTTAATGAAATTTCTTACGAAGAATTCCTAAAAAAAGAAATAAAATATTATGATGGAAAAAGTAAAATTTGTGGAAACACAATACGAGAATATTGTTCAATTTTGTAATAATGACGAAATTGAAAATGATGAATATGTTTATATAGAGCAAGATTTTGAATATGTTTATGGTGATAAACCTGGGGAAATTCCACTTTGCGTATTAGCCGCATTTAATTTAGGTGCTATTAAGTCTCTAGATGAATTAGAAGAAATGGCAGAATATGCTGTAAGAATTTTAGATTTTGTAATTGAAATGCAGGACTATCCAGTAGCAGCTGCT